TGTAAATGCTGGAATTGCACCAGATTTACACAAAACAGAAAAATTAGTTAGATCGACACCTGTTATTGATTCTTCAAGATCAATTACCATACGAAATAAATTTGCTTTTGATCCACCATTTAGTTTTTCTCTAAATGTGTCGATACTGAAAAATTCGTTTGCTGCCATTTTTTATTCCTTATTCGAATGTAAAGTAGTCGTAAGACCAAGTTACAGTAAATTCTTCAAGAGTATCTGTAGAATCATAAGACAAATCAATAGTACTGATATCTTGTGGCCAACAGTTGACTAGCGTATATGAATACACCACTGTGCCTGCTTGATTAAACTGTTCAACTAAAATAGTAGAGAATTCTGTTGCATCTCCACCAGTTCTAGTTTTAGAAGTTTCTGAATTGTAGTCAGTAACTCCATATTCTCTCTGCAAGTCTTCTAATGCTTCTCTAATTGTGTGATTAGAGTCATTGATAACTGTTGTTGTCCAGTCAGCAAATGTTCTATCTCCAGCAGCTTTAAATCTTCTGCCTGCTGAAAATGGAACTTCAATGATACCTAAAGTTGAGCCAGGCAGTTGCGCTGCCTTGCACAAGTAACTAAAATCTGTATCTCTTTCCGCAGACTCTAATCCTGTTAAGGTAACTCTAAACAAATTTGAACGAGCGCCCGTATTAAGAACGTCCTTCAAATTTTGAATTGTTGTAATTGCCATATAATTCTCCTTATTTATTCTCTACTATTTATGCGGCAATTTCAGCAAATGTTGCGGTACCTCTTACAGAGACAAAGTTAAGTTGAATGAAGTTGACAGAACGAATTGGCTGCACGAAAATGTCGCAAACAAATTCATTGGCATTTACTACATCTTCTGGATTGTTTGTTGCGTCACAAACAACTCTAAATGCTGTAATGCCTCTTCTAGACTGAACGCTTCTCAAGTAAGGAACAACGAGATTCACAAAACCGCCTCTTGTTGTTGCATCATTTTGGTCAAACAATACATTGTCTGCGGATTGTCCAATTGTTTTTTGCAATTCAATAAACAATCTACGAACGTTGACACGATTCATTGAAGTGTTTCTCAATGTAAACGTTTTATCGCCAAACAAAATTGTGCCTTGACCAACTTGCGTGATAACTGGATTAACTGCTGCTTTGTATAAGGTATCTCTATCAGTTTGATTTGGATTGTATGCTAAACGAACTAAGTTTTGAATACGACCATTGTTGAAACCAGCTGGAGATAACCATGGCTCACGAACAGAATCATTACGTGCCATACAACCTGCAGTGTCAGCATTCAATGGCACATAAACATATGCGTCATTATATTTGTCATACTGATATTTCCAACCACTGTCTGCAACTGCGTATGTAGAACGTGTAACTGTGTCTGCCCACGCAGTGATTGAAGTTGCCTCGGAACCAACATTATTAACTACTGCTGTTCTTATTGGAGAGATGCAAACAATAACGTCTTTTCTAAGTTCAGCAACGTCAGCAATAATTCTATTTGCTACTGTAGCGTTTGCTTGACCAGCCACAATAATAGATGCTGGTATTTCTTGTTTGTTTGCAAGCAAGATATAAGCTGATGATCTGTCGCCATCTGTTAATGCGACACCATCAGATCCACCAGCTAAAGAATATGTCTTAGGTGTGTTTACTGCTGTGTAAGTTGTGCTATTTAATGTGTTGCCCCAATTAGAACCAGCATTGTCATGGGCTGCCCACCAAATCCACTTAGAACGATCATTAATTGTATCTTTGTAGAAATTGCTACCACCAGAATCTGCTTTAGCATTAGAACCTTTAGAAAGATATCCAAATTTCTCTAAAACTGTATTTGCTGTGCCAGTAATCTCGCCTGTTCTGTCTTGAATAACAACGTGTAATTCATCACCAGATGCGCCCAATGCGGCACCGTTTGTAGATGTTCCTGGTGCAGAATCAAACTCACCAAAGAATTCCCAACGGCGTGTGCCTGTAGCAGCCGCAGCACCAGTTAAGTGTGCAGATTCAAGTGTGAATGATGTTGCATTAGCAATCGCAACAACTTTAGTTGAACGACCAGACAATACAATAAAATCACCAACTTGCATTTGTGTATTTGCAAGGCTTCCTGCACCAGTAACTGTCGTAGAACCTGCTGTTACAGTAAACGTTCCAGTTAATGTGTTAGAATAAGCCGCTGAACTTGGGCAAACAGAAACTTTAAGTGCGTTTCCTAATGCGCCAGAATAACGACCTGCCCATGGACCAACGTTGAAAGATGCTGTGTTAATGTATACATCATCGTTCTTGATTGAAGTGCCAGCACCTGCTGTGCCTGAACCAGTTGTTGCTTCTGCCGTAGAATTCAAAGCTGTGTTTGCTGCACGAACAACAAACAATGAACCAGAGTAACCCAAAAAGTTAGCGGCTGACAAAAAGTCAACAGCATTAGTTGCATTTGGTTTACCAAATTCATTTACTAAATCAGTTTCATTGGTAACTTGCACTGATTGATCGATAGGTCCCCAACGAAATTGTCCAGAAAATGCGCCAGATGTTGAAGATACTGCTTGTGAGGAAGACACCAAATCTGTTTCGGTGATCTTGATTCCTGGTGAAATTAGACTTATAGCCATTGAATTCTCCTTGTTATAATGATGTTTTGATGTTAGATTTGTTTAATTTATTTATAAAAAATCAGATTTGCGATAGTTCTCCACGTGCCAAACTTGCCCTCCTGCATCAACTAATTGATCTTGTTCTTCACCATTATTTATAAAACCAAAAGGAGTGACTTCTTCTTCAATCATTTTGATTCTTGCTTCGTACAATTCTTTTCTTATATTTATGTTTGTTAAATCTTTGAAATATGAGTTTGTTGTCAGCCATGAAAATAACACTAGAGGCATAACTAAATCATCGTGATATCCTTCGTCAGCAGAGTAACTGTTTCTTTTTTCAATAAATGTTGAAATCTCAGCTATAGTGTCAGCATCGTTGATAATAAGTTTTTTCTCTTCAACCATAGACTTAAAATTAGAACATCCAATACGTTTAACTTTTTTGTCTGTGATGACACCGAGTTGTGTTTTACTTCCACCAAACCCGCCATTGACAACTTGACCCTGTGGTGTTCTGTTAACAGAAATAATATTTTCATATTCATATTCTGCATACAAAATTTCTGCAACTTGCTCTGAAGAATTAATTTCAATTAGAACATATGCTTCATTGTATTCTTTACCCACTCTGTAAATTACTGATGGATACAAAAGTGGGCTGATTTGATTGTTTCTGTACTTACCCACAATTCTGTATGGCATTTTAGTTATGTCTAATATTTGAAATGCTGAATAGTCACCGCCTACACCTTTCGCAGTGTCTGCTACAATACAATATGCATGATCTTTTTCAACGTTTTCGTATATATCTAGTCCATCTTTTTGATAGAGAATAGGGCTAGCAGACATTTGTGCAATAGAATCGGAAGCAATGAGTGTTAGACTAGAACCTAAGAAGTTACATAACACTTCTTGATTGAACTTCAATTCACCTAGCAGTCTTCTTTGTTCAGATGCCCATTTTTCATCGCGACCAGGAATTTCCCAATAAGGAATAAATAAATTGACAAATCCATTCCTATCATTATCGGCATCATTCCAGAACTTCCAGAAATGGTTGTATCCTAGTGGAGTAGAACTTAACAGAATCTTTGTTGTTTCACCAGCAGAAATTGTTGGATAAACTGAAGTAAAGAATTGCTCTGCTATATTGTTTGGTATGATAGCAGCCTCGTCAACATACAGCAAATTAACTGACTTACCACGAATACCTGATGCGCTTGTTGCTGCTGTGAATACAATTGATCCATTTTCTAAAGCAATGTCACCTTTGTTCCATGTAGTGACACCTTGCTGAAGCCATGCAGGAAGATTCTCGTACATGATCTGATAACGATATAAAACTTCTCTTGCAGCCGTTGCTTTGTTAGCTAGAATTGCTACAGTCTTGCTTCCTTGAAATAAAGTATACCAAAGAATGTATGCTGCTGAAGTTGTTGTTTTGCCTTGTTGACGCCCCTCCATAAGAATGACTTTACGATTCTCATGGATAATCTTTACTTTGTTCTTTTGACAATCATAGAGTTTAAATGGCTGAAGCCCGTAATCTAGTGTGACAATCTTACAATAATTTTCAATAAAGTATATTGGATCGTCAGCACATTTAACGTATTCTTCAATTTCTTCTTTAGTGAAATTCAGTAATACGCCAGATGCTTTTAAATTAGAATTTCCTAAGTAGGATTTCGGTGTCATCTCTTGCCAATTATTTTCTGTAGTTCTGCTGTGCTACCAACAAACAATGCATTCGTTATATGCTGACTTGATGGTTGTTGTGATGAGTCATCTTTTTTAGATTTTAAATCTTTTACTTTTTTGCCTAAGTCTAATAAATCTTTATTTGTATCTGACAATGTTTTAATTAGCTGACCAACAACTTCATATGCTCTTGGTGATTCACCTTCTTTTGCTAAGAAGATAATATTTTCCATAGCAACTTTACCTTGCTCAATGAACAGTTTCAAATTTTGTCGTGCGTATTCATAATCGGCATCAATTGATTCATCATTTGGTGTACCACTTAGAACATCACTA